TAGTTTTAATTGGTTATGGACAAATATACGTACTTACAATGAATTGTTTACAATTATACGTTATCAATAATCATTCTAAATAAGGAATGTGAACATATAAACCTATCATGTATAGAAAATGCAATAATTTGGACATGAAAAATAAGGTCATAACCTAAAAAAACTGCAAAAAAATAAGGGTATAGCAGGATATAACCTTAAATATATTGGGTAATATGTTAGCTATATCTTACATTATGCCATCATTCTAGCTATTATGTTGGCTATAACCGTCACAAATCTTGGCAAAAAAATAACCCCCACTACCAAACTAACCAAAGATATAGAGGGGGCTATGGGGATCACGTAGATCCTTGTGCAAATATATGTAAAAAATTACAAATTAAACTTATGAGAGTCAATATATTTTGTCACTAATCTATCACCTGTAGTGGCCCTCAATAATTTTATGGTAAGTATCCTACCGCCTAATGGCTTAATGGGAGCTCCACGTTCAACGTGCCACCCTTGAGAGCCATCTCCGTACTCTTCTTTATAAGTACCTGTGAGCATTAGGTGCAACTGCTTTTGCTTAAGTACATATCCTCCTACACTATGCTGATCTAATGTATCTCTTACATCATTTCTACAGCTGTTCTCATGTATGTGGCCCATTGTAAACACATCAAAGTTCTCATAAGTCTCTAATGCCCTGGTTAAATTGATACTGCCCTTTGTAACCGTTCCTCCGCCCCCCGATCCATGAAAATACTTGCATTTTGTAGCATATGAAGAGCCCCAATTAGATGCCTGCTTAATGATAAACCACCCACCATATCCACCTGTTTGAATATTAGATCCTGCTTTATAGTTTAGAAGGTCCACAAATCTCTGCAGGATGTCAGTTTCTTGCCATTTGATTATAGCAGTTTCGTGGTTACCGTATCCTACTAACTTAATGATGTGAGCATAGGGCAAAAACCAATCTACAGCAGTCTCTACTATACTATCTAAGTACTTAGCGTTATTGTGTTCAGGTCTTATATCAGATTTGTTACGTCTGTTATCTCCTCTACCTTGCATTAAACAGAAAAAATCACCATTTACCATAACAGGTATATCTTCCTCTAAGCAATAATCTAGGTGTCTCTTTAGCATCTCCCTATCACAGTGAGGGTTATCCCAGTGTAGATCTGATAGCATAGCAATACGTGCTAGGGGCTTATCAATGATAAGCTCATGCACATTTCTAGAATGTTTAATCATAAGTAAAGTTTTATTAATAGTCTAGTAACGAATGACAGGAGTACTCCTGCTATAAAGCCCCATACTAGGAGCATCCAATTAGTTTTGGACTTAGTTATCTGCACAGCTTTACGCTGCTCTTTAGCTTCTCTATAGATATACTTGTATTTGAGCACATCCTGTTTAAGCACCTTAGTTTTATATCTGTACTCTATCCTGGTTTGATACCTTGTCTTAGGCATCTCTAGGATCTGTATAATAGTATCTTTAGTGGTTATGAATTTCTCCCATACCAAAGTATCATTAACTATTATAGCCACACTATCTATAGTATTAATCTTAATAGTATCATTTGCTATACTTAAGCCATACTTAACAGCCTTCTTATAGTGGTATTGTGCTTTCTTAGCGTCTGAACAGCTAAATAGTAGGGATAGTATCAGAATGGGTAGTAAGTGTCTCATAAGCTCTCTAACATTGTTATCATTCTAGGGCAGGGATAGATATCACTCTTATCCTTTCTCACTGAATTGTGGGTAAATATACCACTTTCTCCTTTCAAAGCACGTTTATCAATATCAAAGATGGTAGCAAAGTAAGTTCTAGGGATATTATACTGATTACATAAGTATACTAGAAGCTGTCTAGTGCTCTCTATTTGTGCATCTGTGTATTTTTGCCAATAGATATAGCCTTTGTACTTTTGATCTAAGATAGTGACCTCAGTATAGTCTACTTTGCCACCTACATAATTATAGTAGTAACCGTTCTTTTTAGTTAATGGGCCATAGTTGCATATCTCTATACCTACAGATATGTTATCTAAGCTATAGTATGGTACTCCTGACTTAGTAAATATCTCTTGTTTAAGGCCCAGGTGATAAGCCCAATTTTTAGAGCTAAAGCATTGCACTATAGTACCCCTATTACCAATAATAAAAGCTGTTGCTATTTTGCCTACCTTATTGTTAAAGTACTTAGCTACTGCTACTGCATCAGGTCCACCTGCTGTATGGTGCAAATAGATTTGTCTTTTGTCAGTAAGCTCATCTACGTATTGATCTTTAGATAGACGGTGTTGAACTATCTTCGTTATGTCTAAGTCCATTGATATCTTTTTTAATTTCTTTAGCCCTAGCAAATAGGTTTTTCATACCTTGCCAAATGTCTATCCCTTTTACTGCTTTATAGTTCTCATTGATACTCATCACTTCTATGCTTACCAGGATCAAGCTAAGTATTTTTGTGAGCATAAGTGGTACTGAGAAAAATTGCAAAATAATATCATTAAGAATAAACTTATCTATCAGGTAGAAGCCTATCACTGCCACCTCATAAAGCATTAACTTAGAGATGATAGCAGATAGTCTACGTGATGTGATGGGTAATCCTAGTTTCTTAGCCTTCCAAATACCTGTTAAAGTATCCACTACAATAGCAAAACCAATTAAAAATAAAATCCCTGTAATAGGTAAAAAGAAAGATGATACCACTGCTAATAATTGAAGGGATGATTTTTGTATAGATGATAGTAAGATAGATAAGTGTAGTTTCATTAGAGTATTAAGATAGAGTTATTATATCCGTTCTCTCTAAAAGTACCACAAGTACCTAAGCAAGTTGTTTGGTATTGGTTAATGCAGCTGCAGTTATTAAACATAGGCCTAAGATCAGTATCCTGGTTAGTGGTAGAGATAAACTGAGGGAATAAATTTCTATTAACTAGCAACCATCTGATAAGTCTCTGCTCAAAAAAACTAGCCTTTTGTGCATAGTGTTCCATACCAAAGGCTACCTCTGATCTAGATACACTAGCAGAATAATCTCCTGATTGTGTTTGCAAACCTTTATTTTTAAGTTGGTAAGTCAAACCAAAAACAGCATCTTCAGCAGATCTCCAAGCTATCACAGGCTGTATGAACTCAACTAAGTCTACCTCATCAGGATTAAGTGTCTGAGCATTATACTGAGTTAGCATATAGTTGTAAAAAGTAGTGCCTAAAATAGGCTGTACTCTTAGTGCTGCTTGAGTAGCTATGTATGGTGTTACATCAGTTACATCCACATTAGCAGTAATAGGTGTATTAACTTTTAGATAAGTTTCAGTTATGAAGTATAGCATTATACAGTAGGTGTTATAGGGGTTGTTTCAATGGCAGGTAAATCAGCTAGAGCTCGTATCTCGTTTGCTGTCATGTTATCTAAAATTTTCTGAGCAACAGTAGGGTGCATAGCACTGATTAGATTGTTTATTCTAGAAGCATCACCCTCTAGCTCTACTATAGACTCATCTATGACCTGGAAGTTATTAATAGTGAAATCTGCAGGTATCTTAGAGATTGTTAATAACTCATTGAAGATATGCTGAACACAGCTTCTAAGCTCCATTACTACATTCTTTTCAAAGATCACATAAGCCTGCTTAATATCTGCACCACCACCTAATGATCCTGTAGTACGTACACCCATTAATATAGGATCTATTGTGTGAGCAAAGCATATCTGCTCTGTGTTAAGCTGTGATGCCTCCTGAAATAGTTTATCATTGCCATTGGTAGGCATAGCTTCTATCTTAGGTAACTGATCCTGGCTATTAGCAAAAAATGCCACAGCTTTACCTGCATTAGCAGCACCTTTCATACGATCTATAGTCTCTTTGATCATATGCTTCTCCTCTTCACTTTGTGGCCTCTTAGGGAACATCATAGCAAAAGATGGGAAAATTGAGTTTTGAATATTAGACTTAGCAAAGTACGAAAGCTCGCCACTCAAAAATGCAAAATTTAGACAGGAAGTATACTGAGCCAAAGAATAGTGGTCCTGGCCTATTGATTTAA